ATTTGACCAATTTAGCGGTGCTGGAACTTACACAGCAAGCAACGGCGTTCTTTTAACTGGCAATAATTTCACTGGCGTAATCGTAGCAAGCGGCGGATTGACGGTAGGAGCAACAGGTTTTGCTCTTGATACCGCTATTGCAGTCCGTAAATATGCGGCAAATGTTGGCGATGGAAGTGCTACCTCGTACACAATCACACACAGCCTTAATACAAAAGATGTAATTGTTTCTGTCTATGACAACTCAAGCCCTTACGCAGAGGTAGTTTGCGATGTGCAACATACAAGCACAAGTGCTATAACTCTCCTATTCTCTGTTGCTCCAACAAGCAACCAATACAGAGTTGTAGTCCACGCCTAATAACCGCCCGTACTACAAGGGGCTAAAAGGAGATACACATGGGTCTGCGTGACCGTATCGCAAAAGCAATCGCAACAGGCAACATAGAAAAAGCGCCACGCCTGCCCGCGGGTTCTGTCACCATGACCGAATCAGAAATGCGCAATCAAGCAGATGCGCTAACCATGCGTCAGACTTACGGCAACTCAATAGCATTGCCACGCGCACCATTTAGCGCGGCTGTTCCTTTTGGTCCAGGTTTACCAATTACTCCAGGGGCAATCAATCCTCTGCAAGACAATGGGCGCCCACAACCACGCCGCTATGAATATCAAGTAGCGCAAAACATCAATGTAACTGAAACACGCCTGGTTCCTTTCAAGACATTACGAGCCGCGGCTGACAGTATTGACATTCTCCGCCGATGCTTAGAAGTAACTAAAAATAAAATGAGCGGACTTGAATGGGATATTGTTCTAGGAAACGATGCCTCTGAAAAGATTTCCGCAGAATCAGGCGGCGACCATGTACGAGCAATGGCACGCGCGCGCGAGAAATACACAGAAGAAATAAACCGCCTCCGTACATTTTGGGAAACACCTGACAAAGCAAATGGTTTGATTTGGAGCGATTGGTTAAACATTGCTCTTGAGGACATTCTTGTAATTGATGGTTGGGCTGTATATCCACAACCAACAGTAGGCGGCGAACTATATGGTTTCCAAATTCTTGATGGTTCAACAATTAAACCTTTGATTGATGACCGCGGTATGCGACCAATGCCACCAAACGCGGCATATCAGCAAATTCTCTACGGATTCCCACGCTCTGAGTTCTCTGCAACTGATGAGGACCCTAAGGCAGATGGTGAATTTACCAGCGACCAACTTGCCTACATGGTGCGTAATCGTAGAAGCATTAGCGTCTATGGTTTTAGTCCAGTAGAGCGCTCATTACCGTTGGCAGATATTTATTTGAGAAGGCAACAATGGTTGAGAGCCGAATACACAGACGGCGTGCTTCCTGAACTAATGTTTACTACTGATGAGGATTGGGGAAATAACCCTGACCTACTTAGAGCCTATGAAAACATATTAAATGATGACCTTGCAGGTCAAACAGAGCAACGCAAACGCGCTCGCCTACTTCCTAAGGGTCTAACTCCTGTTGTTAATGATGGCTATGGCGAGAAATTCAAAGATACTTTAGATGATTATTTAATTACTTCTATCTGCGGACACTTTGGCGTTATGCCATCAGAGATTGGTTTTGCACCTAAGGGTGGATTAGGCGGTAAAGGGTTTGAAGAAGCACGCTCTGAAAATTCAGAAGCGATAGGCGTTGGTCCTATTGCATCATGGATTAGCAAGATGGTTTCTAATCTTTCTTACACATATCTAGGCATGCCGCGTGAACTTGAGTTCCGCCTCATGACTAGCAAGCGCTTAGATAATGAATCAAGCGCAAGGAAGGCGGATATTGAAATAAAGGGCGCAGGTAAAACAATAAATGAAAGACGCTCTGAACTTGGTCTGCCTTTATTAGATACTCCACAAGCAGATATGCCTTTACTTGTAGCGGGCTCAGACATATTCTTATTCTCATCAGAAGGAATTATTAACGCTAAAGAAGTTACATCTGCCCCAACCTTGGAGGGTCCTGATGCCACACCGACCACACCCACTACTCCTAATACCGTTGATGAGAAGCCTGAAGAAATCTCACCTGAAGAAGCGTCACAAACTGAAGAAGAAGTTGATGCAGAAACTAGGGCTGAAGTAAAATCATTTATGAAATGGGCTTCTAAAGGAAAACGCGCAAGACTATTTGAATTCAAAAGCCTAGACCCGATTGTTGGTGAAGCGCTTAACCGTTGCGCGTTTGAGGGAGATTTAGACACCGCAAGAGCGCTCGCTAAAGCGTATTTAACATGACTTGGGAACGCGCATTAGAGGCAGATGCGCGTTTAGCGGCAAAAAATGCACTATTAGTAAGAGCCGCTTTACGACAAACAATGGACCCGCAACGCATTTACACGGGTTACAAAAACACAACTCCTGATGAATCTCTAAGCCTGCCACAACAAAGATTACGCGCTAGAGCGTGGGCTATTGTCAATGTGCGGGTCAATCTTGAGCCATTAAAAGAAGTTGTTTATAGATTATGGGCGCAGGGTTATGCTTTAGGTGATACTGCCGCGCGTGAGATATTAACAAATGCAAAAGCCAAACAAAAAGCCGATACAACTAGCGCTGTTGATTGGTCAAAATGGAAACCAGGTGATGCAGTAGCGGCTTTATTATTAAAACCACCACGCGCTTTTCAACAATTATTAGAACAACAAGGTATTACATTCAAAAGTTTTTCTGATTCAACATTAACAGACATAGGCAACTCTGTGGGTGAGGCTATCTATTTAGGCTTAGATGCAAAAAAATCAGCCAAACTAATTGGGCAACATGTAGCCAATCCTGCACGCGCATTGTCTATTGCAATTACGGAACAAAACCGCGCTATCTCTCAAGCGACAGTAAACCGATATAAAGAAGCAGGATTAAAACAACAAGAATGGTTAGTGTTTGACCCTTGTGTAACTTGTGCCAAAAACGCAAACATAAAAGAAAACATAGGCGCACCGTTTCCCTCAGGTGATATACAACCACCCGCGCACCCTAATTGCCGATGCGCATTGGCTCCTGTAATTCCAGGATTTGATGAGGAAATGCCTGGAGTTGGCAGTACGGCAGTATCTCCAATTATCCCAACAGTGCAAACACCAATTCCTAACCCAACTACTGTTATTGAAGAAGTGGTTGCAGGAGCGCGTTCATCTAATTTTGTTCCTGGCGCATGGAGCATAATGGGCAAAAACGAATTGTTTGAAGAAACAGTGGACCGTATTCATGCCATGAATCCAAGGTTCACAAGAGAAAAAATTGAAGATTTTGTAAAATTTGGCAAGTTAAATTCCACAGATAGAAACATATTGAAGAACGGTAAAGTCTATGTAAATGGTCCTGTATCAGTACGGTTCTATGCAAGCGGCGCAAAAATTCCAGAAAACAAACGAAAAGAATTTTTAGAATTGGTAGAACGCTTACAATTAACAAATCCCAAAACCAAATTAAACATTAACATTGGAAGCACAAGCAAGAGAAAATATGGGTGGGCTGAACTAGGTGGAACACAAATGTGGCTTACTCCTGAAACGGTTTTGAAAGACACTATGCAAGTTACAAAACAGGAGGGTGATTTCAAAATGCCTGTATTAAAAACCAATCCACAAAGAAATTACACATTAACGCATGAATGGGGTCATTCAATTGATGTGACCCCTGACGGTAGAGTTGGAGTAGGACAAGCGGCAGAAACAAGCCTGATTCTAAAAAGATTAAAAAAAGAATACCCCGATGAGTTTATGTCTGAATACTCAGGCAAAAACCTTAAAGAATTCTATGCTGAAATGTTTACGGAATGGTACCTTTCAGGCGGGCAGACAGAAAACAAGTTGGTCCAAGCGTTAGCGAAGGAGTTTCAATGGAAGGTATAGAACAAAACTGCGACCCAAATGACACAAATTGGACACAGGTGCCACTAATTATTTTGGCAGAAGCCGCGGAAGAAGGTATAGAAAACGCTAAAAAAGAATTACAGCAACGGCAATTAGAAATGGCTCGCGCTTTGAACGACTTTGAAAACGACAAAATTGATACAGTTACACCCAAATTTTCTGTTATAGAAGATGAGGATTAAATGGCTGACGGGTTTGTACCCCCACAAGCAGTAAGGAACAACGCAAAGCGTGGTTTGGAACTGCGTGAAAAACATGGGCGCGGCGGTACGGCTATTGGAGTAGCACGCGCGCGTGACCTTTCAAATGGCAAAGCAATTTCAATATCAACAATCAATCGCATGGTTTCCTATTTTGCTCGCCACGCAGTAGATAAGAAAGGCGAGGGTTGGGGTGTTGATTCTGCGGGATATATCGCATGGCTCTTATGGGGCGGCGATGCTGGAAGGGCATGGGCTAACAGAATCTCAAAAGAAAACAGAAAAATTGAAAAAAAAGGAAATCCAAATCGTGATGGTTCAACAGGGCGTTTTACTCATGGAGCAGGCGGACCACAAAGCGGTGGCGCAGGCGCGGGCGGTAGTCAAGATATTGAAGAAGGCAAAGATATTACTTCTGAGTTAGGTCAGGAATATGGTACGACTTCAGAAACAGCAAGAGCAAAAGACTTGAGAGTAGAACACATGGGTGCTAATTACGACCCTGTTCTTAAAGATATTGCAAAAAAACAAGGTTTTGATGGTGAAGCAGAAATTGTAAGTCAAGAACAATTTGACAAAATCGTTGCAGAAGGCGGAACAGTAACGCATCGCGGCATTGGTGCGCATTATGAAAGTCAAAGTCCAGATTCCAAATGGGTAGAAGGCGAGAGCGCTATTACAGAAAACTATGCAAAAGGAACTTATTTTGCGGGTGCGGGAGGGTATGGTAGTGGCACTTATACAAGTTCTGACTTAGATACTGCAAAACATTACGCAACGGAAAGCGGTACGGGAGGAGCAGTTGTAACAATGGTAATTAAACCAGGTGCTAAAATTGCAACGCCTCAACAATGGCAAGCGGCTAGAACAGCCGCTAGAAATGGTACAGGTGGCTTTATGGGAGCAGATAACGAGGGAAGAATTTTAGCGGCACAAGGTTTTGATGGTTTTCGTATTGCCTCTCCAAACATTGACCATTTCTCAAATGCGTTTACCGTAATACTTAACAGAACCGCTGTGGCGGTATTAGACAAATGAACCTAAATAATCCAAAAGTTTCACGCGCAATTGCAAACATTATGAAACAATTGAACCGTGAAGATAAGTACCAATTAACGGACTTAACTTTGAAATTTAACAAATTAACGCAATTACCTGAAAAATGGCAAATGTTAATCAAAGCAGAAATAGGAAAAACCGCCGAGGAATTAAAAAACCTCCCAAAGGAGAAAGCAATTATGAGTAACTTAACAACGCAATTTTTTGGGATTGAAAAGGCGGACAGAAACGCTGATGGCACTTTAACGGTATATGGAAAAGCAACAGATGATTCACTAGATATAGACCAACAAATTTGCGACTCTGATTGGCTCAAGCGCGCTATGCCACATTGGTTCAAAACAGGCGGCAACATTCGTGAACAACATAGCAACATTGCCGCAGGAGTTGCTAAGGAGTATGAAGTTAAAGAAGATGGTCATTACATTACAGCCCTTGTTGTGGACCCTGTATCAGTTAAGAAAGTAGAGAACGGCGTACTCAAAGGTTTCTCTATTGGTATTAAAAACCCACGCGTGACCCGCGACAAGAGCGCTATGAACGGGCGTATTGTTGATGGGCAGATTGTGGAAGTATCTCTTGTGGACCGCCCTGCTAATCCTAATTGCCAGTTGGTTCTTGCCAAATCTTTAGATGGCGAAGGAACTGTTATGCAGGTAGAAGAATTGATTGAGAAGGAAGAAAAGAAGCCTGACTATCAAAATATGTTACGCGGTAGAGGCAAATCCCAGCCTGCGGACAAAGAATTATACAGCCGCGTTGTAAGTGAGGCTAAGCAAAAATTTGATGTTTACCCATCTGCGGTAGCAAATGCTTGGGTGGTCCGTGAATACAAAAAGCGCGGCGGAACTTACAAAAAGAAAACAGAGAAGGCGGTAGATAGCATAGAATTATCAGACATAACCGAAAGGGAAGCCATGACCATACTAGCCGATGAGGTAATTGAATTATCCAAGGCTTATGTTGGTGGCGACCTTGTTAAGTTTGATAAGCAAACCTACGACTCTGCAAGACAAGCGTTGGCAGAACTTATCGCTATTGAAGCAGAAGAAATGGGCGAAGGTTCAAATGAAGAATCCTCGCTCTCTCACCTAATCGCCGCAGTTCATCACCTATTTGCGTGGTACGCAGGTGAGGAAGCAGAAGGAGAAGTTATGCAAGAAGATATTATTGAAGATAAAGCCGCAGAAGCAAAAGAAATGAAACCTAAAAAAGGTGAAAAGCGTGCTGATTATATGAAGCGTTGCAAAGAAGCAGGCATGAAAGATGATGTGGTTAAAACCATGTGCGATAAATACTTTGCCGCTGACGCTGACAAGCCTGAAGAAGCAGAGAAGTCCGCAGAGATTTCTAAGTGCTTAGAATGTGGTTGCAATCAACCAGGCAGTGACCACGGTATGACTACAACAAATGACTATGCAAATGTTGCAAAGCCATCAAATGTATCAACCGCAGAAATGTATTCACCTGACCAAACACCTAAGTCCGCTGAAGCAGATGAAGCAGAAGAAAAGGCTGAAGAAGCCGCTCCTGCCGATACAGAAGCACCTGCGGAAGAAGATGTAAAAGAAGAAGAAGTTTCTACTGAGGATAAATCAGTAGATGTTGAAGCCATAGTAGAGCAAGCAATCAAGAGCGCAACACAGTCAATCAAATCGGAAATTGCAGAACTTATGTCCGCAAAAGAGGCGGCAGAGTCAAAGGCAGACCGTTTGGCAACTGAGTTGGCTGAGGCGAAATCTCTCGCAATGGCAGGCGGACCTAAGCGCACTGCAAAACCAGTGAGCGAAACCAGTAATGATTTACTGTCAAAAGCCGCCGCATATAACGCGAAAGCACAAGCAACAACCGACCCAACACTTGCAAAAGGTTATACAACATTAGCAAAGGAATTCCTTGCTAAAGCCAACGCCGAAAGCAAGTAATAAACCAAACAACGAAAGGAAATCCGATTATGGCTGAAATGCCACGCGCAACGGACCTATTTGGCGATGTATCGCCAGTAGAAGCCGCTCAGCGTCATGAGGAGTACCTTGCGACACTAGACAAGTCACTTAGCAATTCAAGCACCGTTCCAGGTCTTGCACCTAAGGCTGACCCAGTGTCCGCATTGGAAGCACTTGCTACAAACAAGTCGCTCGCTCCTGATGCAATGGCTGGACTTCAGAACGCACTTGCCGCACAAAGAGTTGCGATGCAAGACATTCAGAAGGAAATCACATTAACATCACCTCTATCCACATCATTTGCGGCGTTTGACTTGGAAGCACCTTCAAAGATGCTTACACCTCGCCCAACACCTCTCCGCAACAGAATCCCTCGCAAGAAGGGTGTCGGTACTTCACACCGTGTCAAGAGAATTCTTGGTTACACAGGTACAGGTACAGGCGGAGTTGCAAATCTATGGCCTGGAGTCACAGAAAGCACAACAAATTCATTTGGTTCACTCTCACTAGAGCGCGGACCTCAGATTTCTTATGCCGCTGATGATTTAGTATTGCCATACAACTCATACTCACTATCTGACAGCGTTTCATTTGATGCTAACTTCTCAGGTCTTGGTTATCAGGACCTACGCCAACTATCTTCAACATCAACACTCTATGCAACAATGTTGATGGAAGAAAGAATGATGCTATTCGCAAGAGGAACCGCATCAGGTTACTCAGGC